CCAACTCCAATCGCGTCTTCGAATTCGAATACGATGTGCTGTTCCGTTCCATCCGATTGCCGCGTCGTTTCGCTTGCATCCACCATATCCGGGTAGGTGAATCCCGCGTCGAATATCTCGCGCCGTATCTTCCGGCGCAGCTTTGTCGTGTTTTGCGTGAACGGTGCAAACAGGTGCAGCATTACGTTGATGATATCCGCGTGCGGTTCGTCGTCGCCGAAATCGTCCGGTGTTGCATCCATCGCAAACGTGAAATAGGTTTCATCGTCTGTCGGGCTGTTGCCCTGCGCTACTGGGTATCCGAACGGTGCAAGCGCACGTATGATCCGCGCCGCCGTGCTGTTGCTCGTTTCGTTCATGCCTTCGCCCTCCGCTGCACCTTGATCTCCAGTAGTGCGCGCTTCTCATCCACGTTGTCGATGCTCAATACTTCCCACGGTTTCGCACCGTCGCCCTCGCTGCACAGGTATATCCGGCTCCGCAGGTCGATCATCGGCGTATACCGCATCGTGATCGTTGCGTTTTCGATGTGCTGCAGTTTGCGATCGTCCATCTGGTCTTTCCCGTGTACCCATCGCCAGCCGCACCACGCCTTGCCTTTTATCGCGTCCGTTTCGGTTTCCAGCCTGAATCCGTCCGCATCCAGTTCTGTCGCGATGTTCTTGATCCGAATCTGCGCATTCATCGCGCCAATGGTCGTCGTTTTTGCCATTTAGAACCACCACATCCTGTATTGCTTCAGGATCGCCGCGGTTGTCGCCGCTACTTCCACGCTGGTCACCGCGCCCGTTTCGACCGTTTCCCTGTGCTGATACCAGTGCCCGATCAGCATCAGCATCGCCTGCCGTACGGAATATGGCAGGCTTGTACAGCCTGCCTCGTATCGTACTTCGATCGGGTTGATCGCCCTCGGATCTCTGTATACCTTGTTCAGCAAAAATCGTCCGTCGTGCAAATCGATCGAATAATCCGCATCCGTCAGCGTATCTACCGTTCCGTCAGCGTGATATATCTTCACCGTTTCGATCGCGATGATCGGCGTTCTCGGCAGGTGTACGTCCGTATCGTTCCGTTCCGGATAGGCGGTCACAGTCTGGCGGCAGAATGCGCATCCTGTTAGGTTTTCGCAGTATTCGCGCGCAGCGGAAATCAGCGGCGTGATGATCAGCAGATCCTCGTCATCGTCGTTCAGCGCCTTGATGTGCTGCCGCACTTCATCCAGATCGATCAGTTCATCGCCTGTTATTTGCACCGTATATCGCATTCTGCCCGCCCTCCGTCGTTAAATCACGATTCTTTTCACCACGTCGCCCATGCTGTCCGCGGGCACGCGTTTCCCGTCGTACAGCATCAGCGCGCCGCTTTCGATCGTCACATTCGCGCCCGTGCGCTGATATTCGATCTTCAGATAGCGCATGTTGCACGGCACGTCCAGCGCCCATGCCTTGTTTGCTGTCGGCGTTTCCGTTGCAATCTCCGCAACCTTCGAATAGGTTCCGCTCGCGGTTTCGCTGCCCTTCACGGTCAGCGCGCATTTCCCGCCGTCCGCTACCGTTCCAAAATTCAGCGTGATCAGCGCTCTGCTGTATTCGCCCGTGTCGATCGCGCTGGTTGCCGCCGCCGAAGTGTCTACTCCAGCGGCGGCGCCATGCATCCAGCAGCGCAGATCAATCTGCGTCGATAAATTGCCAATCATTTCTGCGCCCTCCCGTGTGTCAGGAATCCGCCGCACCCATCTTCAGGCGGGCAAACGCCTCGCCAACCACCGGCGCGCCGTCGCCGAAGTAGTTGAACATGTAGCCGATCTGGTTGGTGGTCGCGTACAGTTCGCGCAGCACCTGCATCTCCAGCGTGTCCGCGTCGCAGATCCAGTAATTGCGGAAATCGCCCAGCACGGCGACGTAGGCGTTCGCCTTCAGCTCGTTCGGCGCGTATTCCGTCATGTGAACCGCTCTTCCCAGCAGCATGTCGGGCTGACCCGCCTGCATGGACGGCTGCCACATGAACGCGCCGTTGTTGTCCTTCAGCTTCGCGATGTTCTTCACCATATTTCGGTGCATTACCCACGCCATGTTGGCGTGATACTGACCCTTCAGGCTGTACTTCAGGTCGATCAGCTCGTCCGCCTTGATGCTGGTCGCTTTCGCGGCGGTCACGTCGCGGCTCGTCGGAATTCCACTCGCCGATGCCGTGAAGATGCCCAGCGGCTTTCCGCTGCCGTCGCCCGTCATGTACGCCTTCTCCTGCGTCGCCGCGATCACGTAGCGCATTCGTTCCAGCACCGCCGTCGGTGCAAGTTCCGCGTGGTTGATCAGCGTGCGGCTGATCTTCACCAGTTTCGCCATGCGGTTCGGCTTGAATTCGCGCCTGCCGAACGCCAGCGTCGTCTCCTCGGTCGGCGTGTCGGTTTCGCCCTCCCATTCAGCATTGCTCGCATCGGTCGCGATGTAGGGGAAGCCCAGGCTCTGCGCCTTGCCAAGTCGCGGGGTCTGGTGGCAGATCCTGCGCATAAACAGATCGTCATCCAGTCCCTTGATCAGATCGGCGATAAACTGCACCGGCGCGGTCAGGTAGCCCGCCTGCCCGTCCGTGCCCAGCGAATAGGCGTTCCGATACGCCGCCACATCGGCGGAATTGCCGGTCAGCGCGCTCGCGAACATCTGAATCTGTTTGTCGTTCGGGTTCTTTCGCGCACCGCGCTCGATCCCGTCTTCGATCTCGCCCATTCTGCGCTCGCGCGCCTGCAGCTGTTCTTCCTTGTCGATCAGGTCGGAAATCCGGGTAAATTCCGCCTCCGCCGCGTCGTAAGCGGTCTGATCCTCCGCGCTCATCGCCGCGTCCGTGCAGCGATCCATGATCGCGCGCATGTCGGCAACTGCCTTTGCGCGCATCTGTTTCAGTTCAATGATGGTCATGTCCTCAGTTCATCCTTTCTGCGATTTTTAGCTTGCTTGCATTGAATTTTCTGCGCTGCACATCCAGCGCGTTTTGTATATCATCATCAACGGGCTGGCTTTCGCCCCCGTTGGAATGATCCGTCATCTGCCGCACAGCGTCGGCATGTCTGTATCGGGCTATGTCGATCCGAATTCCGCTCGCGCATAGAAAATCGCCGTCCATGCTGGCGGCGATCTGCTTTCCGGCTTCGATCGTGTCAATCAGCCCCGCTTCTTTGGCTTCCTGTGCGGTAAACCATGTCTCCGCGTCCATCATCGCGGCGTATTCAGCGCCCGTCTTGTTGCCGCGCCGCGCGTAGGTATCGGCGATCAGCTCGTCGATCTTCTCCACTTCGTCCGCCACCTTGCGCAGATCGTTTCGATTTCCTCGGCACATCGTCCATGCGTTGTGAATCATGAGCATCGCGTTTTCGGGCATAATCACCTCATCACCCGCCATTGCGATCACGCTTGCGATGCTCGCGGCCAGTCCGTCGATATGCACCGTCTTTTTACCCTCGTAGCGCGTCAGCATGTTGTATATCGCCATGCCCGCGAATACATCGCCGCCGCCCGAGTTGATGAATATATCCAGATCGCCCCGGCATTTGTCCAGTTCTTCTTTGAATATCTTCGGGGTCACTTCATCGCCCCACCAGCTGCGATCGCTGATATCGCCGTAGATCATCAGTTCCGCCCCGTCTTCTTTGCTGGCAAAATCCCAGAAACGCTCATACTTTCGCATTTGTCGTTGCTCCCTTCTGCGTCTGCGCACCCTTTGGAATATTCAGCGGCACATTCTTCAAATCGATCATGTTCCCGTTGATCGCATATATCTTGCCGCTGCCATCTGGGATCGCGTTCATGTCCTCCAATTCGCGGATATCATCCGCACACATCACGCCGTTCTGCCGCATCGTGTTGTAATAGCTAGTTCGCGCCGCAGTGTCGCCGCGCAGCAGCGCGTTTGTGTTGAATTTGAAAAAATACCGCCCGCGCTCGCGCGGGGTCAACAGATCGCGATACATCGCCTGTTCAATCCGCACCGATAGCGGATTGATCGCGTCGCGCACGAATTCCGCACTCTGCTGTTCGATATTCGAAAACGTCGCATGTTCCAAACTCATGCAAAGGTGCAGCGGCACGCCGAATATCCGGCAGATTTCTTCGATTGCGAATTTCCGCGATTCCAGCACCTGTGTCTTTTCCAGATCGCGATCCAGCATGTTCGCCTTCATGCCTTCTTCCAGAATCATCAGCTTTCCGGCGTTTTTCACGCCAGAATATTTCTTCATCGCGTCTTCCTTCAGCCGCTCATAGGCGCGATCGGATAGCCCGCCCGGCACCTCTAAAAATCCGCCTGGATTCGCGCCGTTCCGGAATACCGCCGCCGCCATCGCGTTGATATCCGTGGATAGCCCCAGTATGTCCGCTGCAATCGAAATCGGGTCCATCGGATCTGTGTCTGAATCGAATCGAAATCCCGGAACGTATAAAAAATCGCCTTCGCGAAGGCGCTCCATGTTTCCGTAGCTGTCTACGATATCGATGTATTTTTGTCCATTAATCCGGTTTCGGTCGCGGTATACCACGTTCCGCGTCGGAACGTTCCACAGTTCCACCACTTCGCCCGCACCATTTCGCACGATTTTCGCGTATCCTCCGTCCGTCAGCAGGATGTTCGCCGTGAACATCTGCCAGAATTCATATGCCGTCGTGCAGTGATTCGGCAGGATGTACACCAGCGGATACACCGGATGGTTGCCCGCCTTTTCCTTTGCGCCGTCGCGCGCCTTTTTGTACATGTGCATCGGCAGGCTCGCCATCGTCTTGCTCAGCAGGTCAACGCACCTGAATACCGCGCCGATCCGAATCGCCGTCATTGCGTCGCATCTGTAGCCGTTGCCGATCAGGTAGTTTTCCCACTCTGCCGCGCTCATCGCGCCGCTCGTGCGCTCCGCGTTAATGCTGATCGTTCGCCCGAATATCTTGAATCTCAATGTTCTTCACCTCATAGCTCGCGTATTCCGCGCGATTCATATACGCTCTGGCTCTTTCCCAGCCGTATCGCCGCCGCCATCGCGTCGATCAGCGCCACCACCGGATCGATTCGGTCAATGCTTCGCCCCTTGTGCGGTTTCAGATTTTCGTTTCCATCCACCGCTACGATCACATTTCCGAACGTCCACCGCCCGCATGGGTTCTTTTCGTGTTCGATCATGCCCGCGTGCATCATGCGTTCGATCTCCTTCATTGCCGGACTCATGCCCTCGATCGTCTGCGGAATCTTGATGATTTTATCGTCGCGAATCTCCGTCTGCATGTGCGTCGCCAGCGCTTCGATTCGCCAAGGGTCGGCGCAGATATATCTCACATTGAAACGGCGCATCTTGTTCTCCAGATCGCGGGCAATATAGGCGTAGTCGATGCAATCGCCCGGCGTCGCCTGCACGTATCGGTTCCGCACCCACTCCGCAAACGGCACATGATCACGCGCTTCGCGCTCCGGCATGTTCTGTTCCGGAATGAATGCGTCGATGAAAAATCGCCATTTTTCGCATCCTGCCTGCGGCGGGAATAGCGCCGCCATCGCCGTCAGGTCGTTCACGCTGGATAAATCCAGCCCGACATAGCATTCCAGCCCCGTCAGCGCGTCCCGCGTCCAGTTGGCTTCCGTGTCATCCCACAGCGTCACCGACAGCCAGCCTACGCGTTTCAGTGCAATCCACTGATTTAGCCGTAGCCAGCGGAACAACCGCTCCGCTGCCGGGCTGTTTTTTGCCGCCAGCGCTTCCTTTCGCACGTTCTCGATATCGATCGTCACGCCCAGCGATGGATTCGCGGCATACCACGTTTTTTCATCGTAGATATCCGCATCCTCGGGCGCTCCGTAAATGCGAACGAACCATGTCGGGTCGTTGATTTCTCCGTCGCGCACCTTGCGCGCGTATTCGTGCTGTTCCCAGCCGATCGATTTGCGATCCGGATCGTCGCCCGCTGTGGTGATGATCCAGATCAGTTGTTCCTTTCGCGCCGCTCCAGAGCCAAAGGTCATTACGTCCCATAGGTCGCGCTTCTGCAGCGCGTGCAGTTCGTCGAAGATCACCACTGTCGGATTCAATCCGTGCTTCGAATAGGCTTCGGCGCTCAGTACCTTGATGAACGTGCCGGATTCGATGTTGTATATCTCTTTTTTGCTGTCCACCACGCGGAACAGGTCGCTCAGATATTCGTCCTGTTCGATTTTGCTTTTCACCGCCATATAGACCAGCGATGCCTGCTCGCGCTCCGCCGCGCAGCAGTATATCTGCCCGCCCGGCGCGTCGTTCAGGCAGTGATCCAGCGCGAACCCCGCGATCATCTCTGTTTTCCCGTTCTTTTTGGGAATTTCCAGATAAGCGTATTTGTATCGGCGATTTCCGTTTTCGTCCACCGTGCCGTATACGTTGGATATCACGTCCTTCTGCCAGTCCAGCAGCTTCCACGGCTTCCCCCAGAAATCGCCCGTCAGTTTCAGCAGTTCAAGGAATTCAATGTGTTCGTCTGCTTTTGCTTGCGAATACACGCATCATCCCTCCTCGCTGCCTGTGTTCGCTCAATTTGTCAATCGTCTGCGTTCCAGATATTTCTCCATTTCCGATCGCGTGTCCGCTTTCGCACCCGCCTTACCGATGCGCGCCCTGCCCACTGGCGACAAACAAAGCTGCTCCGCCGCCTTCACGATGTTCAAGCCTGCGTCGTTCATGATTTTGATCAGCGGGTTCGGCTTTGTCGTGCCTTTATCCGCGTCTACGGTCACCACCAGCGGCTGCGTCTTTAATTCTTCCTCCGCCTTCTGCATCACTGCCACGTTCTCACAGTAAAACGCTAAAGTGTTGATATCCAGATCGTTAATCACTTCCGCGTCCAGCTGGCGGTATAGCTTCACGATCCGCTTCCACTCGGCGCGCGCACCCTCGGATAGCGATGCTGGTGGCTTCAGCCGTGCCTTGCATCCTGTCGGCTCGTTCCGCGCGCGCTGCTTTTTCTCTTTTTTCGTCAGGTGGTTGTTTTCGCCCGCCAGCACGCTCAATTGCGGTTTCCGTCCCGTCGCCATCCCATCATCTCCAATCCGTTTCAAATCCCCGCGCCGCGTATCAGATCGCCGTTCCTCGTGTCAAATCCCCGTTCCTCGTATCAGATCGCCGTTCTGCGCATCAAATCCCCGCGTTGCGTATCAAATCCACCGTTTCGT